GCCCAGATTGCCCCCGCACATCATGCCTTCAGCATCAATAACCTTGCCGCCGCTTTTGCGCATCTGGCGGCCAACCGGCATCAGGCCAGCATTTCCGCTGTCAACAAAAGGAACGCCATCATAGGGTTCAGTGTCGCTAAATGCGCGCTGATGCGGCTCTTTTTTTAGCCCCATCCGGCCCATCTTAGCTTTGCGAGCGTCACGCGCTTCCTGCTTATAGTGCGCCATTTCCTATTCCCTTTCTTCAGGGGGACAGATTGCCCAAGTCTACACCTTGAGCATTTCCGTCAGCTTGACGTTCCTGCTCTATTTCTTCCACCTGCGGCTTTACAAAATCCTCCGCAGTTGCCGCGCTTTCGGGATGCACCGCGATCTCTCTCGCAAGCTGGTACATCGCGACTTTCTCTCTGCTTTCACGATCCGCCGCACGGTTCTGAGCGTCAGCCGCCGCGTCAAGAGCGCGAACTTTGACTTCCGCGATCTTAGCTTGCGAATCCATAAGTTTGGCTTGCGCAGTCATCATCGGGACAGGGTCTTGCTGCGGTGGCGCGGGCGGCGCGAACAAGGTCTGCGCGTCTTCAATGCCCAACATCGTAAGGATGCGCGTATCAACCGCTTTAGGATCATAAAGAGCGGGATTGGCGGTCTGCATTTGCTTGATGGCCATCGCCTTCTGAATGCGGGCAGTTTGCGAAGGCGTGTTGGGATCAGCAACAGGGACAAGATTTGCGTTGTTAAGAGCGCTTACCAATGTCTGCGGCGTCCATGTTCCTGCGGGGAACTGATTACTTTCCCAGAACGATTCAGGACATTCTTTGAACAGTTCTTTAAGCAAATGGAACTCACGGGCCTGAGCGGCATGCATCCGCTTGTGCGCGGCGCTCATGACCTTTGTTGCTTGTTCAATCAGCGCAATGGTCGTTCCAACAGGAGCTTCCGTATTTGCATCGCCAACCGCAATATCCGCAATGCCGCCAAGACGCTGACCGCCCTGTTCAACCATCTGAATCAGGTTGAGGAATGCTCCATCAACGCCACGATACGGAAGATTGGCAACCATGTTTTGAATAGGTTGGCCGCCAGTGTCGATGGCAACGCCGCTGCCCGGGGCCACACGGAACTCATTGGTCAGTTGCCGCCCCGCACTCTTGGCGTAAAGAAAGCCGGGAAAGTTAGCGAACATGCCATTGTCAATACACAAGCGGAGAGCCGCCGTGAGAGCCATTGTTGTGTTGCCAAGGAGATGCAGGAACCCAAGACCATAAAAACCAAGGCCGGGGACAAAGATGTAATCCACAAATACTTGGCGGCGCAGATAGCTAGTGTCGCCATCTTTCCACCAGCGGCGGATTTCCAGAACCTGTTCGCTGGCTTTGTCGATGGTCACGCGATACGGAAGGCGAAGACCTGTGGCTTCACCATCTTCCTCATGCTCATAGCCGGGCAGATCAAGCTCGCAATAACATTCGTAAATGTCGCGGTCGTTCTGTTCAGCGCGCGAGGCCGTGTTCGGCGTGATGCCCTGAAGCTGATCAATCTTTTGATCAGCAATGTTGCGCTGACCGGGAGAAACGTCAGTCAACGTCACATCGCGATAGATTCCAGCCAACTGCATGCGCTTCAGGATAGAAGCCGACATGCGGATAGAGTGCGTCACGCGAGGGGAGGACTGAATGCTCGTCTCAGCGTTGGAGACAATAACATCCTTCACGTCCACAAACTCAGACACAGGACGGCGGCGGATTGGGCAGTAGTAGACCTTCTTGAAGGCCGTGCCGCAGAAACCAAGCGAGAAGAATAGCCGCTCAGTATCGGGATAGTATTCAGGGGCCGTGACGGTGAGGTAATGGTTGAAGTCGCGCTCCAAGGCCAAAGCCTGCACATCGCTAAGCAAAGTTGTCGTGCCGTCATTGCGGACGCGCACAGGCCCTGTAGAGGGAAGCATTTCGCCGCGCGCATTAGACTGGAAGCGCACAATGGATTCGATGAGGAGGGGATGGCGGACAGTAGATTGCCCTTCGACCGCAGTAGAACCATCTGCCGCGTTAGACCGGGGCTGTTCGATCTTTGTTCCCAAAAGCTCAAGGCCGGAAACATATTGCTGAAGCCACTCTTGGCGGGATTCATCATCCTGCTTGATCAGGCGGACAAGCTCAGAGCCAACACTGGCAAGAACATCCGGCGCAAGATTGAGCGCAAGATTATCGTCAAAGTCGCCGCCTTCCTGATCATTTGCCGCCGGAGCAAAGTTAATGGAGACGGAGCCATCAGGAAGCTCTACACGAACAATGTTGTTCTTGTTTTGTTCTTCCGACTGTTTGCCATCAAGATCGACCTCAATCTGCACCGACGAAAGATCGGAGTAATCCGTTCCGGGCACCGGATTCTGGCGCATATTGAGAGGGGCAAGAGGCATGGTGCGCTATACCGGATAGAGAGGTTGTGGCCTATGTGGCTTATATAGCATGGATTCCGCGCGCTCGGCTACTATCTCGGCGGGCTTCTGGGCGAAGCCAATCACCCGCAGATGGGTCAAAGCCTGAACGGTGCTGTCCACAAGGTCATCGTGGTCGCCACGGGGGAACACTTCCGCCTGAGTAATCACTTTATCCGCCCAGTCATAATCCGGGGCATAAACCATCCCGTCTGAGAACAAATGCTGAACAGCATAGGCGCGAGCAACCTTATCTCCCCGGCCCGGGTCAACAAGCTGGATGCCAAAATCCCCAGACCCGAACAACCGGCGCAGTTCTTGAGCCACGGAATGGCCTGCCGCCTTGGATTCAATGAGGAGCTTGTCCACGCGGAACTTTTTGCAGAGCGAAGCGACTTTCTCGACAAGCGGAGAAAGTTCTAGGCGGTCCTGCCACGCATAAATGAGCATTATTCGGCGGTTATCCTGCCGATCCGTCCAGACGCCCCAGATAGTCAGGGCGGAATAGTCGTTCTCTTGCTTGGTCGTGTAGGCGGTGTCGAGGGAAGCAACCAGATATTCAAAGTCTGGGAAAATCAGTTTAGAGCGGCCCTCAGCGCCCGAAACCTGCTCGTCCCATAGCACCCACCAGTCCCGCTTGATAATGCCGCCACCGCGCGGCATAGGCCGTTGCTGAAGTTGCCCAGCAGCGGCATACGGCCCTAGCTTGCCTTCCAGTTCCTCGACTTCCTCTTCGCCAAAGCGATCCGGGATAAGAAGTTCGCCGTCTTTTTCGCGCGGGTCTTCAAAATAGTGGGTAATGCACCTGCGATCCGATTCATACCGCATCGGGAGACACAAGTGCGTCCAGTTGCCAACGTCTTTGGACAGGATATGGCCCGTCAGGTCCTTGGTATGCAGGCGCTGCATGATGACGATGTACGCGCCGGTCTTGGGGTCGTTGAGACGGGTAGACAGAGATTGATCCCACCACTCCAGCGTCGATTCACGGACCAGATCGGATTCGACTTCATTAGCGTTGTGGGGATCGTCCACAAGGATGATCGTGCCGCCTTCACCGGTCAAAGCGCCGCCAACTGATGTCGCAAGGCGATAGCCGCCCTGATTGTTGTCGAAGCGGACTTTGGTGTTCTGGTCTGAAGTGATTTGGAATCTGTGGCCCCAATACTTTTGGTAAAACGGGCTTTCGATCAGGCGGCGGGTCTTGATGCTGTCGCGAACAGACAGAGACTGGGCGTATGATGCGAACAGAAACTGAACATGAGGCCCTGAGAGCGGCCCCTTTTGCCCCTGAGCCCAGACCCAAGCCGGGAAACTGACGGACACCATGCTGGATTTGGACGTTCTGGGCGGGATGTTGATGACGAGGCGGCGGATTTCTCCGCGCATGACTGCCGCCAGATGGTCCCCAATTGCATCAAGGTGCCAGCCCCAAACGTAGGGGTTTGGATCAATGTACTTCCAAGCCGCCTCTACGAAGTCTGACAGATTTTCTTCGTAGTTCTGGCGTTCCAGAGCCGTAAGAACGGCGTCAGGGTGCTGTGCGATGGCTTCTTCTAGATTGCTGGCCGTCAGAATCTTCTTATTCATCGTTTTCAACCGCCGTGGCGTCGATAACCGGCTGCTTGCGCAGCTTGATCTGTTCCATCAGGCGGATGCGCTCGTCATAGTCGAGGCCGCTGAAGTCGAAGACGATAGATGGAGCGCTGGATTTGTCTTCATCCGGCTTGTCTTTCCAGCCCATGCGAGCTTTGGTGATGTAAATGCCCGCCTGAATTGATGTCGGGCTATCTTTCATCGCCTGCTGGTAGAGGTTTTCTACGACCAAAGCATTGGCCATATCCCGTCCGCAGCGCAATTCTGTCTTGTAGTTCTTTTCCAACCAGCTTTTGCTGATGCCAAGGATATTGGCAATGTTTTCAATGGTGTGACCCATTTTTGCAAGGCCCGTCACCGCCCGGCGGACAGTATCCCCATCATCAATTTTGTGCTTACGAGTCGAACGCGGAACGGCTGGCTTGGGGGCGGGCATGATCTCTTCCTTCGATATGGGCTTTCTGGGCCTGCCGACGACTTGACCCTTACGGGTTTTGTGACCAAGCTTGCGCTTGGCCGGGGCGGGAAGAGGGACAAGAGGTTCGTTCTCGTTCTGTTCGCTCATAAGTAATGATTTATACCCGTTTTGTTGAAAGTACAATACGCTGGTATAGTGAGCCGTTGACAGAGTGGGGTAAGTCTCATGCAGCACCAGCACCCATCTTGCGATAAGTGCATGTTTTTCTTAAAAGAACAAAATGAGGTTTATGGTGAATGCCGCCGGTATGCCCCACACACAGTTCTGACAATTGATCAGACTGAGACTTGGTGGCCCGTGGTCAAGGATGAGGATTGGTGCGGTGAATATCTTCGGCGCAAGAACAACAATTCAGATTGAGCGGTCGGGGAATCTGACGGTGTATCGCGTTGAAGTTTGTGGTGCGCCGCCAAATGACTATTCGCGCGTATACACAATGAGGACGCGGACGCCTGAGGAGGCGTCTGCGGAAGCTATTGAGCGGTTTACTGAGGAGATTTCGGTTTTGGTTGAAGCCGACCAAGCACTTTCCGATCCCCAGTAAAGTAGGGCAATGGGGATGTGGTTGTATGCCGCTCTCCGGTGCTCGTGTCCTCCCATATGCTCAAGAGCATGCGGTGTTTGTGGCGCTCATCTTGCGACAAAACAAGATCGCCATCTGCGTCTTCATAGACAAAATGGCCGGGGTGATAGTTGTCGAGTTCTGGCCGCATAAGCCACCCGATTTGGTGGTGGTAGGCAGTGTTAATGAACTTTAGTGTCATATGCCCCTCCTACTTCTTTGAAGATAGCAGAGAACAAACACGGTGTCTGCTCAATCCAGTCGCGGTCAATGTCCTTAATGATGTCGCGCCAATACGTTTCAAAAACGTGGATAGCGTGAGCGGGGCCAACGCGAATGATGGCTTCCTCTTTCAGTTCTGGGTCAAACAGCCATGGGCGGGACAAGTCCAGAGGGCAAGCAAGTCTGTGGTTTAGAATCATGCGGCTGTCTACAAGGCTGTCGCGTTTGGATAGTTCGACGGGCAATACAACGCCGCCCTGAGCCCATGTTGAGGATTTGAGGGCTTCAGGCATGGCGTCAAGCCATGCGCCGACGAATGCGTTTTCTGGCGGCGCAATCATTAGAGCGTTGCAGATAGATGTGTTTTGAGGGTTTTCCCAAGACAACAAAAGGCGATTGTGTTCGCTGGCGGCGAGGCGCAATCCTTCAATGTCCATGCGCAAAAGCATATCGGTGTCCATGTATATGCCGCCCATGGCATACAAGATTCGCAGGCGCATGATGTCCGCCATATATTGCGGATGTGGCGTTTCTACTCCTCCGATTTTTGTCACAAGATCAATGTGGGCGATGTCCGCGTTGGCAAGCTGGGCCGTTCTGAGCAGGGATTTGCTGGGGCTGTCTGCCTTGTTGGTCCAAATGATAAGGCGATCTGGGTTGTGCGCTTGGCGGGCAAGCATAACGGCAGCATGATTGACGAGCGACCACGGGCGCGTACGCTCAGTCACGGGGTAGATAAAGTGAATTGTGTTGGGGATCACTTATCATCTCCATTCAGGGCGGCGCGGGCGCGGCGGAAATCGCCAACGGTAAGCAGGGGCGCTTCGGCGGTTTTGGCGCTCATGGGCCGAAACAGGTCTTTGTCCGACTCGTCAACCCCAATGTCGAATATAGCAACCCGCGCGAACGGGCGCAGCGCCTCTTTCAGCCGTGCGATTTCCTCGGACGGAACTACGCTGTAACCTTGATCCCAAATTTCTTCTATTGTTTCGGCAACCCGGTCCCTCCATTCTTGCTTTCCAGCATCGTCTAGCCTGAGCCATAGGTTATCAGATAGATTATTGGCGCAGGCTGTTGCGACCTTTTCGATAAGTTCCTCGTTCATTTTTTTCTCTCCGACATGGCCTCAATCCAGATTATCAATTCAAGCAGCGCCTCTTTCAGCCGTGCGATTTCCTCGTCACGGGCGGCGAGTTTGATTTCTAAGACGCGCGCATCGACTTGAACTCCGGCCTTGCGCGCTGCCTCTTGAGCCTTTGTCGCGCTTGCCGCCAGCACCGCCCGGTAAAACTGGACCTCGGCTTCCGTCATATATCGCAGATCGTCATCGCTCATTGCTGGTTCTCCACAGGGGGAGGGGGGAGGGGTTGCCAGTTGGTCGCCTCGACGCTAATTGGCCCGTCCTCAGTCAGCGCGTAAGCCCAACAGGAATAATCCGCGCGCCAATAGGCGACGAATTGCTCGCCACTTTTCCGGCAAAAGATCAGATAGTCCCTGCCATCCCTCGGCGCTGTATCAATCGGTTGCCACTCGCTCATTTCTCTCTCCGTGCTGTGGGGGAAGGGGTTCATGCACAGGAACGCCAGCGGCGCGCGCGACCGAAACCATGTCGGCGGTCCCACGCCCTCCGGGAAAGGCCAAGACCAAATCTGGCTTCCCTTCGGCCAGCATGAACCGATTGCGCAGCGGGCCAGCCTTCTTCCCCTGCCTCCAGTTGGCGGGGAACACGATGGCCGGAACCCCGTGCACATCGGCCCATTTCCCGGCCAGCCTGTCAGCGCCGGAAGCGCCGCCGTGGATCAAAATTGATGGCTTGTGCGCGTCGAGGGCATCGCGGACGCCTGACCAGTTGTCAAAGTCGCGCCCGCCGCAGACCAATATCCTCATGGTGCGGGCCTCGCTGAAAAAGCCCGCGTAACGGGTTGGGAAACGACCCCAAAAGCAGCAGTAAAAAACGTTTTTTTCATTGCATCCTCCATTTGGGTGATGGGCGGGGATTAACCCGCCCATCTGTTCAAGTTTTGTAGGCATCCGCAAAGTTGACGCCATACTGCTGAAGCACCTTGCCGGTCTTGACGAGGGATGACCAGCCGACGCCTTTGTATTTCACGAGGTCCTTGGCTTTCACCTTGGACATCTGGTCCACGTATTTGATGGGGAGGATGTGTTTGTCCTCCGCATAGCGGCCCAAGGCATACAGGACGCGCCCCGGAATTGCGGTCTTGCCTATCTCGATTCTGCCCTGTTTTTTCGGGCGGCCCCGGCCTTTTTTCTGAGGCTGACCCTGTGCCTGCTTAGGGGTGTTTTTTACCTCAGTCCTGATCCGATCCCGGATACCTTCAATGAAGACCTTTTTGCCGAAGTCCGCCGCCTCGCCGTCAAGCTCCTTGGCGCTCTCCCAAGACGCTCTGAGCAGATTGTATGTAATCAGCCCCAAGATCGTAAGCGCTTTGTACTCCATCTTCCTTCTCCTTCTGGCTACTCAGTGCGCCACACCCGGAAGCCGCCTTCAGACTTCCGAACCGTCAGTTTCCACCCTGTCCTGCGGCGGAAGACATTCGCTGCCCCACGAACCCGCGTCTCATCTTCCTTGCTGTTTACATCCAAAGGGATCAACACGCTGTCGCCAACCGCCATGTCCCGAAACGGATACTTCAGCCGATGCCTATGACGGGGCGGGATGGGAATGTTCTGTTCAATTTCCATAAGGTTCACTCCAAGTTCTGTAGTTCTGTTATCGTGCCTAAACAGTTCATTGTCAACACGTCTTTCAGCAATGCACAGGGAGGCTCATAGAGCCGCCAAAGGAGTGAGCGGTGGGTTTGTGCACCTAGCCGCCAATAGTCGCCATACGGGCTTCTCTGGGGCTTTGGGCTATGGGGGAGGGGACCCAAAAAAAGGGGGGGGTATGTGAATTTCTGGGGGTGGGGCAATAC